TGTCCGCGACATAATGCGGCACGAGGGCCAAAAGGACAGTATTGAACTATACCTTTCTAGGCTCGAGAGGGGCAACAAACATGTCCCAAACTTCCAAAAGGAAGCTTTCGACAGATACGCTGAAATGCCAAACGAAGTAGTCTGTCACGATACTTTCCAAACGTGTAGGCATTCTCAAGAATGTTACACGGGAAGAGTGTATGCTATTGCTTTGCATAGTATATACGATATACCTGCCGACGAGTTCGGCGCGGCACTGCTGAGAAAGAATGTACATGTATGTTATGCCGCTTTCCACTTTTCCGAGAATTTACTTCTCGAAGATTCACACGTCAACCTCGATGAGATCAATGCATGTTTCCAAAGAGATGGAGACAGGTTGACTTTTTCCTTTGCATCTGAGAGTACTCTTAATTATAGTCATAGTTATTCTAATATTCTTAAGTATGTTTGCAAAACTTACTTCCCAGCCTCTAATAGAGAGGTTTACATGAAGGAGTTTTTAGTAACTAGAGTTAATACCTGGTTTTGTAAATTTTCTAGAATAGATACTTTCTTATTGTACAAAGGTGTAGCGCATAAGGGTGTAGATAGTGAGCAGTTTTACAAGGCTATGGAAGACGCATGGCACTACAAAAAGACTCTTGCGATGTGCAACAGTGAAAGAATCTTGTTAGAGGATTCTTCATCAGTTAATTACTGGTTTCCAAAAATGAGGGATATGGTGATAGTTCCACTATTTGACATATCTCTCGAGACTAGTAAAAGAACACGCAAAGAGGTCTTAGTTTCAAAGGACTTTGTTTATACAGTGTTAAATCACATTCGTACGTACCAGGCCAAAGCGCTTACTTACTCCAACGTGTTATCTTTCGTCGAATCAATTCGTTCGAGAGTGATCATTAACGGGGTTACTGCTAGGTCTGAGTGGGATGTCGATAAATCATTATTACAGTCCTTGTCGATGACGTTCTTCCTACATACCAAGCTTGCCGTTCTGAAAGACGATCTTTTGATTAGCAAGTTTGCACTTGGTCCAAAAACTGTCTCACAACATGTGTGGGATGAGATTTCCCTAGCTTTCGGCAATGCTTTCCCATCGATCAAGGAAAGATTGATAAACCGGAAACTGATCAAAATTACGGAGAATGCGTTAGAGATCAGGGTGCCCGATCTTTATGTCACTTTCCATGATAGGTTAGTTTCTGAGTACAAAATGTCAGTGGACATGCCGGTGCTAGACATTAGGAAAAAGATGGAAGAAACTGAGGAAATGTACAATGCACTGTCCGAACTGTCTGTACTTAAAAATTCAGACAAGTTCGATGTTGATGTTTTTTCCCAGATGTGCCAATCTTTAGAAGTCGATCCAATGACTGCAGCAAAGGTAATAGTAGCAGTTATGAGCAACGAGAGTGGTCTTACTCTCACGTTTGAACAGCCCACCGAAGCTAATGTTGCGCTAGCATTGCAAGATTCTGAAAAGGCTTCTGATGGGGCGTTGGTAGTTACCTCAAGAGATGTTGAGGAACCGTCCATAAAGGGTTCGATGGCCCGTGGTGAGTTACAATTGGCCGGATTATCTGGCGACGTTCCTGAATCTTCATACACTAGGAGCGAGGAGATTGAGTCTCTCGAGCAGTTTCATATGGCAACAGCTAGTTCGTTAATTCATAAGCAGATGTGTTCGATCGTGTACACGGGCCCTCTTAAAGTTCAACAAATGAAAAACTTTATAGACAGCCTGGTAGCCTCGCTCTCTGCTGCGGTGTCGAATCTAGTGAAGATCCTAAAAGATACAGCTGCGATTGACCTTGAAACTCGTCAAAAGTTCGGAGTTCTGGATGTTGCTTCGAAAAGGTGGCTAGTTAAACCATCCGCAAAGAACCATGCATGGGGGGTTGTTGAGACTCATGCGAGGAAATATCACGTCGCATTACTGGAGCACGATGAATTTGGCATTATTACGTGCGATAACTGGCGACGGGTGGCTGTGAGTTCTGAGTCGGTAGTATATTCTGATATGGCTAAACTCAGGACTCTGAGAAGATTGCTTAAAGATGGAGAACCACACGTTAGTTCAGCAAAGGTGGTTTTGGTGGATGGCGTTCCAGGGTGCGGGAAAACAAAGGAAATTCTTTCGAGAGTTAATTTCGAAGAAGATCTAATTCTTGTCCCTGGTCGTCAAGCTGCCGAGATGATCAGAAGAAGAGCTAATGCGTCGGGCATAATAGTGGCTACAAAGGATAATGTGCGCACCGTCGATTCATTTTTGATGAATTACGGGAAAGGGGCACGCTGTCAGTTCAAAAGATTGTTCATAGACGAAGGTTTGATGCTGCATACTGGTTGTGTGAATTTCTTGGTTGAAATGTCTCTGTGCGATATTGCATATGTTTATGGAGACACCCAACAAATTCCGTACATCAACAGAGTAACTGGTTTCCCGTACCCTGCACACTTTGCAAAATTGGAGGTCGACGAAGTCGAAACAAGAAGAACTACTCTTCGTTGTCCGGCTGATGTCACACACTTCCTAAATCAAAGGTATGAAGGACACGTAATGTGCACGTCTTCTGAAAAGAAATCAGTTTCCCAGGAAATGGTTAGTGGGGCTGCGTCTATCAATCCTGTGTCCAAGCCGCTTAAAGGGAAAATTTTGACTTTCACACAGTCTGACAAGGAGGCCCTTCTCTCAAGGGGCTATGCAGATGTCCATACTGTACATGAGGTACAAGGTGAGACTTATGCAGACGTATCGTTAGTTCGACTAACACCTACGCCTGTATCTATCATCGCAAGAGACAGTCCGCATGTTCTGGTCTCGTTGTCAAGACACACAAAATCCCTAAAGTACTACACCGTTGTGATGGATCCTTTAGTTAGTATCATTAGAGATTTAGAACGGGTTAGTAGTTACTTATTAGACATGTACAAAGTAGATGCAGGTACTCAATAGCAATTACAGGTCGACTCTGTGTTTAAAAATTTCAATCTTTTTGTAGCAGCTCCAAAGACTGGAGATATATCTGATATGCAATTTTACTATGATAAGTGTCTTCCTGGGAACAGCACGTTGTTGAACAACTACGACGCTGTTACCATGAAATTGACTGACATTTCTCTGAATGTCAAAGATTGCATATTAGATATGTCTAAGTCTGTAGCTGCTCCGAAAGATGTCAAACCAACTTTAATACCGATGGTACGAACGGCGGCAGAAATGCCTCGCCAGACTGGACTGTTGGAAAATCTAGTTGCGATGATTAAAAGAAATTTTAATTCACCAGAGTTGTCCGGAGTAGT